CACCAATAGATTAGTCAAGCTGTCTATAGGCATAAACTAACCCCCAACCCCATTACCCCGGGGCCAGGTGGGCCGCCGCCTTCGGGCAAACCCGTGCGCTGGTATAATCAAGGTTCACAGCCAGATTCACTGCCGGTTAGCTAGTGGGGCGGTAGCCTGGCAAAACCCGAAGAGGTTGGAAAGGGAACTTCAGGGTAGTTTATCCTAGGCTAGCGTAGCTACAGTTCGGTCAAGATAACCGTCCTGGTGCTAGGGCTAGTAGAGACAGTGGTAACTTGGACAAGGGTCCAGGGCCACTTTAGGGAATACCCTACGGAAGGCTAGGTCCGTAAGGAAGACCCCCGCAGTTGTCCGCGGTTGAGCAGAGCTCCTGCGTAGACAAAAGGCAAAAAGTGGATTACATTCGCCTGCAGGAAAAGGCAAACGTCGTTGGAGTCGGAGCTAAAGTACTGGACGATTGATACCACGCCTGCTGCGGTAGATAAAATGGCTTGTAATATGTTTTTTCAAAAGGGAAGACAGGAAGAACCAATTAGGGTGAGAGTGGTGTTGTGCGGAAAGAAATACGCACCAGTCAATCAGCTTCCTAGAGAGTTAGTTCATCTTAGGTCAGTGATTGAAGAAGCAGTTTCCCAGTTTAGTTACTTTAAGGAAGTTGAGCCATCGGCACTAACAGTGTTAGCAAAGTTTATGAATGTGCCGCATCCTCGTAGTTTTGAGGAGTTTAAAGAAATCCTAGCGTATGAAGGTTATGAGATAGGAAGAGATTGGAGGCACAGTCACCTGTGTGGCCTTGTCTCCTGGGGACAAGAGGTATGGGAGAAAGGACTCTACCTAGTCAGCCATGGTGAATGTGTGATTTTCACCATAGAACAGGTGCCAAAAGCAGTTAGATATGAGTTTTATCCAATTTTAGCAAAGGGCTTGTCGAAGGACATCCCTATTGCTCCCAGGACTTCGATTGAATTTTATGGATTTGGCTGTTTTGATGGCCTAACAGCCTATACATGCTATAATCAAGATGGGGTAGAAATTAGAGTTGGTCCCTTCAGTCGAAGTAAATATGGCATGTGTGATTTGTCAGAATTTTTTTTGAAGAGGACATATGAGCCTCGTGATGACCCACTAAAGAGAGTGATTAGGCCAGGCCATGTGGCAAATTGCCAAATGGCTCGCAAGTGGTACGCAAGTCAGCTGGTGGAATATAATCCTCGTGAATTTAAAGCTGTGCCAGCCACATGGTATTCAATAAATAGAGTGGAAGGCCACTTTGCAGTGTTTTGTGATAGTTGTGAAGCTGATTTGTTAGGAAGTGGCTATGGTTTTAGGGTTAATCAAATGGAAGTGGCTTTTACAACACCAGAGTGTTATAAAACATTGTGTCAGATTGAAATGTTATTGAAAGCAGTTTATAGTAAGCCAATTAATATGGAGAAGGTTTATGCAGGAGAATTGCTACAGCAGATAAAATTTGAAGATATTCCCAGCGACCTTGTGGATGCTGTGGGACAGTATGAAAATTTGCACGGACACCGGGTGCTAAAGCAGCTCGGTAGAGGGTCTTATGGCTGTGCGTTTCAGGTTGTGACGCCAGAATCCTTTCAATATTGTGCAAAGTTTGTGGAGACAGGAGAGTGTGATGAAGAAATAGTAACCCAGACTAAATTGGCAAAAGTTTTTGAATTTGTGCCACAAGTTTATGGCTCAGTTAGTTTGGGAAATTGTACTGTGCATAAAATGGAGCTAATTAGAGGTACCACTTTGCATAAAGTTTGCATTGATAAATATGATGCAAAAGACCTTTTCAGGCAGGTTGTGGCAGCCGAAAAGGCCCTGTATGAGCATGGGGTATGGCATGGAGATATGCATACGAATAATATAATGGTTACAAGAGATGGAAAAATAAAGGTACTAGATTACGGCCTCTCGAGGGCTGCAGCCTCACCAGACCGCTCGAAGTGGCTGTTTAATTTTCTCCAGGATGCCTACTGGAAGTGCACTACAGGAATTAGTGGATTTGCAGCAAGAAAAGGGTGGATGATTTTTAGTGTATTAGGTTTACCATATGTGGGTCATAATTTTGAAGACCATGTTGATAGCCCCTGGACATGGTTGTTTTTTGAAAAAATGTTTGATGTGTTTCAGGAAGTGTACAATGTTCCACCCCCGCCTCCAGAATATAAGGAACGTCTGCAATTGCTGCAGGAGGCTTTAACCGGAGTTGAAAGTGATATAGATGCAGGATTTTTTATGAAGGTTGCCTCTAGGTATTTGGCTGTGTTTGCTAATGAGGAAAAGGCGGATTTTCCGTTGTATAATGGCCAATGTAAAGTGCTTGATGCAGAGGAACGTAGAGCACCTAGTAAATATGAGACCTCCTGTTATAAAATGGATGCCCATTCAGCTTTAGGTAAGTTGTGTGTTCTGAATAGTTATTTGGAAGATGCTTGCAAAATAGGAAGGTCCGAGTATGATTGGTGGTTGGCAACCGATAAAGTTCCTCAAGGATATAAGTGTGGGCAGACGAGAAATTTTGCTGGTAGGGCTAATGCAATTTATCAAGAGCTTTATGAAGCTTTGAATATAGCAAACGGAAGACAGTTAAGAGAAATAGTGAAGAATGATGTAATGGATTTTGAGGAAGATATAGTTTATGAGCATGAGTTTTGTTTAGAAGCAGATGAAGAAATGCTCATTAGTGATTATAGTGCTGCTCAAAGAGTTGCTGAGATGTTAGATAATGGAGGAGTTGGCCGCTATTTGCTTAATTGGGGCAGTTTAGCAGAACAAGCTAGTTTGATGGAGTGTGATAGTTTGAAAAGCAGACCTTGTGATGTGAGTTTGCGAACTGTTATAATGTGGAGTGTGCCTTATGAGGTTAAGTTAGATGGAAGGATTGATATGGAGATAGATGTTTTTAGTATGATGACTACAAGAGTTAATGGAGCGGATAATCAGAGTTTAATGGAGGTAGATTTAACTAAAGATGTGTTTGTTAAATATGCAGAGGAAGTAGTGTATTATATTAAAGAAGAAAATGTGCAGTCATTTAATGCTGTTGAATATCAGCATTGTGAAGTTGTAGAGCTTATGGAATATAAGGCACAAGGAGTGAAAGTTGAGTTGCAAACAATTTTTGAATTTGTAGGATTAGAGGTAGTAGATAGCTATGTACCAATGAGAAGGTTTAAAAATGATTGTTTTGTTTTGGCAGCACGAGAAGTGCTTAGCCTTATGGGAAAGTTTTTTACAAGAGCTAGTTTAGATAAATTGGAGCAGAGATTTCAGAAAAGACAAGGAGATGCAATTGAATTAATTCAAAGGTTTGCTGAATTTGCATGCGGGTATATTAGTTGTGATGATTGTAAACGCTGTGACGAACCCTGCCATCAATTTGGTTTTTATGAAGGCTGCAATAATTGTAAATTAGAGTTTAAACAAGGAGGCTATGCCTTGGTTTATACCAATGGTGTTGATAGTGATGGCAGCTGCGCTGTCATTAAAGGAGTTCGGCGCAGAGTTCTAGTTGCCCTTTGTTATGTAGGAAATGGGACCACAGGGCACTGGACCGCATGCATTCAAAATGAAGAAGGCCAGTGGTATGACACATACGCAAAGGCCCGGATTGGTTCACCGGTTAATGTAAAAGCCTGTATAGTGTCTACATTAGGCCATTTTAATGCAGCAGTAGTAGTACCTAAAGGAGCAAAAATAGTTGGCCAAAATGTTAAGGTAGGATATTGTCAGGTTAATAATCCGTGTAATGGAGATTGGAGTTATGTACCAGCAGGCAAGCATTATAAAGCCTTGAGAGGAACTTTGGAAATCCCTCCACATATGCTGGATGAGGTGTTTAAACCTCAAGTGAAACAGACGAAAAAGAATAAAGGAAGAAAGCGCAGAAGTCGGTGTAAGAAAAGTAAGTCACCTGCTAAAGTTGCTGATCTGCAGAAGGAGGACAGCGAAAGCCAGAAGCGAGACCAAGCACAGAAGCAAGACTTGGCTCAGGTTATCCCTGCGCAAGTAATGAGCGCTACGATTAGTGAGTGTATAAGTAGCACGTCTGTAAGCGATTGTTGTAAAGACTCATGGTGGAGTCCACCATTGAGCCCTGCATTACCAGCATTGGAGGAAGAGAGCTTTGAGCAGATAGCTGCAGTTAGTGCGGCTGGTGTAGATCTTAGCTCTACTCCGGAATTAAAAATGGAAGAAATTCGATTAACCCCTGTTGAAGTGGAAGCAATGCAGAGGAATGTAGTGGAAGCTCAACAGGAAGAGCCGATGCAGAGGAACGTAGGCTTAAAAGCACAGATTGAGCAGGTGTTTGAAGTTGATCCTAAGAAGGAGTTTAATAAGCTTAAAAGGAAGGTGAAGCAGTTTGTTGCCAAAGTTGGCGAAAAGTGTGAATGTTATAAGCTTGTTTATGGAAATCAAGAGGATGATTTTAATGGTTTATTAACAGATGCTATAATTTATGGATATGAAAAGTTTAAGTGTAAGGAGTATATGGTTGTTGGAAGTGTGATTTATTTTCATGAAGTAAAATATAGAGAATATAGAGAAGTTATTGGAGAACTTGGCAAATATGCCATTGAAGGAAAGAAGATGGTTGGTTTTCGTAAGAAGAAGGATAATAAGGAGATAATTGTGCTTAAGAATGTTAAATATATGTATGAAAATGGATTTAATAGTGTTGTGGAAGATTTTGAGTGTGATGTGGAGTATTTTTATGAGGATAGTTTTCAATGGCAGAATTTAATGTTGGCAATCCCTTTTTGTTCTAGTTTTACTTGGATAAGTTTGTTTATGCTTTTGCTAATTGGAAGTACATTTGTGTTTAGAACACCTTTGTCTAGAGTTGTAGAAAAATGTTTAGTTTGGCTTGGTGCTATTGATGCAAAGGTGAGATTAACGTTACCAGTTTATAATAAAGAAGGAGTTAGAAAGTTTGGTTTTGCTGTAGCTTGTGCAGGATTTGCAGCATTTTGGAGGTCTATTACGGTGTTTAGACCAAGTATTGATTTGAATAGAGGATCAACTTTGGGAGTGTTTGCAATTTTATCCTGGATTGGTTTATTGCCATCATATGAAAAGTATTTTACAAGTGTTTCAGGATATCAAGCTTGTAAAGGTTATGGATTTTATTGTAATTTGATAAGGCCAAATAATTTTTATTATCTTAGTGAGTATAAGTATTATATGAAAGATTTTCAGCTTGTTTATGATTATACAATTTGGTATAAATGGATAGTGTTTTTTAATCCGATTACGATTGTGTTTGATGTTTTTCAGCTTGTGCCTACAGAGTTTAGTGTACTGGTTAATGTTGTGTTGGCAGTTGTGATTGCAATGCGGTTTAAGACTAAATGTTGTAATGGTAAACAGTGTTGTGCTAAGCATTGTAAATCGAAGGGAAGTGTGATGTTCCCTGTTGACGGAGTTGTGAAGCATTTGCCTTTTGAAAAGAGGGGATGGTGCAGTAAGCATCAATGGTGGTGTAATAACAGTACTGTGCATTATTTACCAGAAAATATTGCAGAGGCAATTAGGGTGCAGGCTGAATTGAATTATAAGCTTAAGGGTGATAAAGATTATTATAAGTTTGTTGGTTTTCAGAGTAGTGTGAAGCTGCCTATTAAGTTTGAGGATTTTGATCCAGAATGTGTGTATAATGTGGATGATTTGGCCTTTAATGTTTTTAGTGCTAGGTGTGCTTATTTTTCATATATGTCTGGACGTTGTGTGAAGCTTTCAAGTGTAGATGGTTTTAAATATGTTGAGCAGAAAGTTGAGATGACTAAACAGTTTAAGGAAATTTTGGGACAATTTGGAAATTATTTTCAGGATTATGCTAATGTAGCGCCAGTTGGAAAGGAAAATGTGCTTCATGATAGTGTGTATCAGGCGCTTGGAGAAGATAAGGAGAGGTTTTTGAATTTGGTTAATAATGCAGGGTTGAGTTTTGTGATTTCAGTGAGCCGGTATGATGATGTTTATGATGGAATTGTGCCTAGCGATATTGAAGTTGGTAAAATTTGTTATAAGATGCATTATTTTAATAAGGTTATTAATCTTGAGACTTTTGCTTCAGATTTGCATGAAGCTATTTTGAAGAGTGCTAATAAGCTAGGCTATATGATTTTTAAACCAAAGCAGCAGAGAAAGAGTATGTTTAATTGTATGGTTTATGGAATTATGGCTGCTGTGCTTTTGATTTGTAGTTTGAATTATTTGGTTAGTAGAGGCCGGCTTGGAGAATATGCTGGAGTTAATCCTTATGGTTATAGTAATCCTGATAAACCTATGTATGTTTATAGTGGAGATAAATTTGAAGGTTTTGTTCCAATTTCAGTTGGTGTGGCACATCCTAGTGTACAGGCTTGGGTTAGTTTGAATAATGGATCAGTTTTGTTTTCGAGTGTTAAGTCTAGTTATGTGTTGACTGAGTGTACTATGCAAGATACTTATGAAGAAGTGTTGATGGATTGTGGCTATTATCAGCCAGCAATGGTTACAATTGGACCTTTGAAGATGATGCTTATGAAGGCCGGTAAGGTTTATCAGACTGTGTTTGGAGTTGTTGATGCAAAGGAAGCAGCTATGTGTTTTGGAAGTGTGAATAATTATTTTTGCATAAATAATATTGTTAGTATGTCAATGCATAAGTTTTTGCTTGTTACAAGTATGGTTTTTGGTTGTGTTGTGGTGTTTATAATATTTGTAAATAAGTTTTATAAGTTTTTTGGTTATTATGCGAATGAAGTGGCATGGCTGTGTTTTATACATATAGTAAGTGTTGGATTGTATTCAGTTTTTCCCTTTGCATTAGTGTTTTGGCTTATTGGAATTAGTTTATGGCTGAATAAAGTTTTTGTAACAGCTTATTCTTTGTTGATGCTAGCAATGGTTGTCGGAGTTAATTTTGTGCTAGCTGTTGTGTTGAGTGTTTTGCTAGTTGTTTTTGTTAGTGTTTTTAAGAAGAATCCTGGAAATGGTGCGAGGTATACGTTGGATGGACTTGTTTTTGGAAATGATTTTAAAGAAATTGCGATGTCTAGTTTTATGGTTGAGCCGCACCATCTTGGAATGGTTCTTGCAAGTACAGGAATGACTTTTGCTCAGTTGATGGCAGTATCACGAGAACAGCCCAATAGAAAGACCACACAGTTGGCTCAGACGCTTTTGCGTTCTAATTCACAGAAGGTTAATGTACCTTATGATGGGTCTCAAGCGAGTGTGGCACTTCAGTCAGTTTTTAAGAGAGTTTTTAGTGCAACTTTGAATGTAGCAGCAGTGCAGAATCATTGTGTTATTGTATATAATGATGTTATAATTGGAAATGGTTTGTTAGTTGATTCTTGCACAGTTTTGACTGCTAGACATGTGTATGTTGAAGGATGTAAAGTGCGTTATGATGGTAGAGATATACAGGTTAATAGTGTTGAAGAAGTTGGTTTTAATATAAGGCTGAAGGTTGATAAACAGAGTTGTAAGAAAATTGTGTATGGTGATTTAAACCAGTGTGTGAGCCGTAGCCTGACTTTTTATACAGGTGTTTCAGGAGTTTTAAAGTCTTTTGTTGTGACCCTTACACCGAGTGGGCATGTTCCGTTTAGTGCGACAGTTCCAGGAGATTCAGGAAGTCCAGTGTTTTATGGTGATAAATTTGTTGGAGTACATCAAGGAAAGTTTGATAAGCATGGAATTATTACAACAGTTGATGGTAAGTGTATTGATGAAAGTTTTGATGATGAAAAGTTAACTGTTGGACAAATTAAATTTGATGGTAATTTGATTGTTAAGAATGTGATGAAGGGTTTGCCAGTTTGTTCTAGTGAAAAGGCACGTAAAACAATGGTTGAGTTTATTGATAAGCTTAATGAAATGAATGTTGTTAAAGCAGATTATGTTGATTGTAATAAAGATTTTAGTGGAGTTGAGTGTGTTATTAAGGAAGAGTATTTGGTGCCTTATGAAGATGAAATAATTTTTAAGACAGCAAAAGTAGCTAAAGTGCTTAAATATGCAGTTTTGGATTATGTTATGGCTGTAAGTGCATTGATAAGTCTTATTACAAGTATGGTTGTGAATTTTGTGAGTTTTAATAATATTTGGTATAAAATTGGGAGCGGTGTTGCTTTTGCTGTGTTGTTTGCAAGACGGAATCAATTGCTTTTGTTTTTGATGTGGATTGAACTTCAGACAAATGTTTGGCTGTTGGCAAGCCTCAGTGTTATTGCATTGATTAGAAGTGGAGTGTTTTGGAAACAGAGTTTAGTTGTATTTTTGAGCTGTGTTGGATATTATTATATTATTAATGATGCATATGTGGCTTGCGTATTGTTTGTTGTTGTAATGTCCGGAGGAAGGCCGTTGTTTAATGCATTTATAATGGCTTTTGTTGTAAGTGGTTATGGAGATTATATTTTGCCAGTTGTTTTGTTTATTAGTTTGAGATTGAAGTTGCATAAGAAAATTGAGGCTTTGTTTAATATGTTGATGACAGACAATTTGTATTTGTCTAGCGGGTATTGTTTTGAGGGTGAGACTTGCGAACCGAATTTTTTCTCGGCTTTGTTTAGTTTGTTTGTTTATAGTGGGTCGGTCGTTGAAGTCACTCCTCAGAGTAAATTCTACAAGTGCGCCGTTTTGGCTGTTTCGCCCACGCTTAACGAGGGTGCCAAATTTAAGGCGATGCTTGCTTCCGATGAGTCGCTGCTCAATGCCCATGTTGTTGCGGCGGTGGAAAGAATTGCGAAGCAAGAGATTGTTCAGCTACAACGGTGGTGCGATGTAGAAAATGATTTGGATAAGCTATATAAATGGCTTGATGAAAATCCCACAGAGTGTAAAGAAAGGAATGCAGTGGAGGCCCGTGTGATGTATTTGGTTGCTCAGCGTAATAAAGTGCTTAAACATTTAGAGGCTATGCAGAGAGAAGAAGTTGCAAAGATGGTTAAGAGTGATAGTAATAATAAGCTTGTTGGTTTGCTTAATAATGCTGTTGCTAGCCTTAAGGAAAAGGCAGATTTTAGGTATAAGAATATTCAAAATGGGACCTTTGCTGTTAGTACTAGTAGTGTGCCTCAATTGTTGGTTTTGACTTATCGGCCTAAGGATATGATTGTTGAAGAGAATGATGGTGTTTTTGAATTTGTTTTTGATGAGAGTGAAGATCCGTCTCAGGTTTTTATTGCAAGTTGTGTTAAGACTAATGATGGCTCAATTGTGAAAGATTTGAATGAGTTTAATGCTTTGAAGCCATCTCAATTTCCAGTGTTTTGTGAATTTGTAAATATGCAAGGTTCTACAGGCTATAATGTTGATGAGAGAAATTTGAGGATTGATAGTGATGGAATTTATATTAAGAATAATAAGGTTGCAGAGTTTGCAAGTAATGGAGATTTTGTAGTTGGAAATCATAGTGTTAAATTGCTTGGGACAATACCACCAGCTTATTTTAGTTTGGTAGTTAAAAGGTTGTTGATGGTTCCAGTGTTAGAAGCAGTAAGGCTTGGTGGTTTAGCTAATTGTGAGGAGCATTATGCAATTAGTAGTGTGCCTGTTAGAACTAATGGTTTTATTACATATGTTGGAGAGTCAATTTGTGATGATTGTAGATCTAAGAAGGATCATGAGTGTCAGTATAAAGGAAAGTTTGTGCAGTTGCCTGCAGGAAAACAGCTTAAAGATGTAAAGCTTTGTAAACATAATAAGTTTGAGTGTAAAGTGTGTGCAAAATTACAGAGTGTTCAGGTTCAGAGTAAGCAAAGAATAAGGAATAAGTTTCAGGAATATGTGAGATTGAGTAAGCAGTCTTTAAACTGCTAGAGTCTGTTATTGGTCAGGTGATAACAGACTATGAAGCTCCAATTGGCCTGATTCAGCGCCTTTATGGAGTTACTGTAGAAAATCCTGAACAGGTTAGTGTGCATTATGTTTGTAATTATGATAAAGATGCAGGCATTTATAAGAAGGTTAAAACAAATACAGGACATTTTAAAGTTGGAGATGATGTGTATATGATTAAGGTAATGGATAATGTTCAGAAGGAAGTTGAGTTAGCCGAGAAGTTTGCCGCAGATGGAGTTAAAGTAGTGCCCCATAAAATTATTAATCTTAAAGGTAAATATGAAGTGAAGTGTTTAGTGCGTGGGCCTACTACATTGCAAAGCTTAGGAGATTATGTTTATAGCTTTTTAGCTGGTAGTTGTGAGTATATTAAAGTTGCAGATAGAGCAGATTTAACAGAGTATGGACAATTTCAAAATGAGCTTAAGGCTTTGTTGCAGCCATGTATAGAAGGATTGTTGAGTATGCGTAAAGCAAAAATACAAGTACCAGTTGTACTTGATAATATTGATATGTTTGGACAGTGGTATGATTTCGAGGCTGCAGGATGTGATAAAAGTTATTTGGAGCAAGCAATAGGACATTTTTGTCAGCTTTATAGTATGACTGGTCAGCCTTTGAATGGAGTGTTTGATGTTAATTATGAGGCTCTTATTGAAGGTAGCTGGATTGATAAAGTTAAAGCTTTTAATAAGAATTTGTTAAATTGCGGAGCACCAGTTACAGAGATATTTTATGATAAAGATGCTGCTCAGACTGGTGGTTATTATAATCCAGTTTATGGTTATTTAGGAATTGATAAAGAGCTTTTAGGTGATCAGTCACATTTTATTAGGTGTATGTATGCTTTGCAAGATCCATCTTATAGATATTTGATACCCGTTTATAATGTTTCAATGAGTACTGCTTGGCATTCAGGGTTTCCTAGAGAGGACCAGGTGTTTAGACAAAGTTTTTATGATGAAGAATTATATGAGATGTTTAAGAAGTTTGGATTAGACCCTGATGGTGCTTTGAAGTATTGTTATTTTCAAGATGATACAGCAGGAGTTGTGAAAGATGTTGAGTTATATAATTACCAAGGAAAGTTGTTTTTACCAGACCATATTTTAGAGTATTTGTATAAGAGTGCGTTGCAATGGTTTGAGCCAGTTAAGACAGATTATAGATTTGGTTTGGCTGAGTGTAAGCCTAGAAGCTCCAGTCTTGGTCCAGCATGCCCAAGTTTAAGAGGTGTTAAGCAAGATAGAGTTTATGGTTTGGCAGTAGAAGAGGATATTAAAGCATTGATGGAGCTTAGTAATAAGACACCTCTTGCATTTTGTACGAAAATTGTGCAGAAGTTTGCGTTGACTGCTAAGGCAAGAGCTAGAACAGTAGCAAGTTGTAGTATGTTTGCATCAACGCTTTTTAGAGCTTTACATAAGCCAGTTACAGCAAAGTTTGTAAGTGAAGCACAACGTCCAGATAGTAAGTTTGGCTGCTTGATTGGAGTTAGTAAGTTTTATGGGCATTTTGATACATTTGTGAGGACAAGGCATGGAGATTTAGAAAAATATAATGTTTTTGGAGCAGATTATACTAAGTGTGATAGAAGTTTTCCTTTGGTATTTAGAGCTGCAACAGCTGCAATTTTGTTTGAGCTTGGTTGTTATGAGCCTCAAGGTTATAATTTTGTTAATGAGGTAAATAGTTTTATGTTAGATTTCCTTGAGTGTTCAGGTACAGTGATTCAGAAGACAGGTGGTACAAGTAGCGGAGATGCTACCACAGCTTTTAGTAATAGCATTTATAATTATATGGTGTGTGCTTATACAAGGTTGATGTATTTGGTTTGTAATGATGTACCGATTTGGATGAAACCATATAAGGTTGCAGCAGTTAATGCATTTTTAGGTTATGATATTGAGCTTATGTTACAGTTGAATAAGGATTTGGACGAGCTGTATCGATTTAATTTTCTTAGTGATGATAGTTTTATTCTTAGTGATAAGAAAGCACCTAATATTTTTACAGCTGAGCATTTTAGTGCAGTACTTGAAACATTGATTTTTACACAGGTAGATCGTAGTAAATCTTGGGAAGCTGATGGTAGTATACATGAGTTTTGTAGTAGTGAGATAAAGAATATTGATGGTATGTATCAGTATGTCCCAGATTTTGATCGTTTGTTGGCCAGTCTTTTGATTAATGGGAAGTTGTTGGATGATGAAATGCAGCTTGTGAGATTTGCGGCAATTTTAATGGAAGCTGCAGTATATAGTAAGGTGGCACCAATGAAATGGAAGCAGCTGTTTTTAGTTTTTAAAGTTAAGTGTGATGAGTTTGGAAAGTATGGCTATATGCCTTTACCACCTCAAATGCTTGAAGAGCAATTTTATATTGAGAAGTTAGTGAGTGATAAAGATGCGGAGTTGCTTGAAGCTGCTCTTCTGGGTGTGCAGTTAGAATCAGCTGCTAGTGCATGTGTTGCATGTGGAAATCCTACCGCAAGTAAATGTTTGCAATGTCCAGTGCAGGTTAATTTGTGTGCGTATTGTGCTTATGAGCACGTTGAACAGACTGGGCATACACAGAGTTTTGTTGTGTGTTGTAATTTTTGCGGTGATGAGAATGTGTTTAATCTTGGTGCATGTTACATGGGCAGATTGGTCACGACCTGTGCTAGTTGTTCACCTGGTTATTTTGTTAGTTATGTTGATAATGTTAATAAGAAGTTGTTGTTGCCGTATCATGATGTTTGTTTAAAGCGTCCTTCAGTTGTTAGCGCATTGGAAAAAGAGTTTAAAGGGTTTGAATGTAATGGTAGCGATAAGTTTATGAGTTTATATTTGCAGCAGCAATGTTTTTTAATGGATTTAATGATGGAAGAAAAGGATGTTTATAAATATGATTTGCTTGAAAATGGTAATGTGAAGTTTGAAAAGGATCCAAGTTTTGGTTTTACGACGTATTGCGATTTGTATAATAAAAAGAATAATGTAGTTGCTAGATTGACTTTGGATCCTGTTGGAAATGGAGAGTATAAAGTGTTTTTTCCAGATAAATTTATTGATTTGAATAAATTTGAGTGTTTGGGTAGGACTCAGCATAAGAATGCTTTAGTTAATGTAGATTTTAATTTGCTTAGAGAGGCTGTTTTTATTTGGGGTCCACCTGGAACCGGTAAAACAACGTTTATAAAGAGAGAGTATTTTAGTAAAGCAACGTTGATGGAGCCGGTTTATTATGTGGCACCCACCCATGCACTTGTTCAGGATATTGAAGCAGAGTGTGAAGGAGTAGTACATATTGCAAAAGGTAATAATAGAGTGTATAAGAATCCTGTTGATGGGCAAGCAAGTGTGTATTTTAGTACTTGCGGAGCAGCAAGAGTATGCGCTAATAGTATTTTGATTGTTGATGAGGTTAGTTTGCTGACTCCTTATGTGTTGTTTAAAGTTTTGGCCCAAGTGAAGCCAAAGAAGGTGGTGTTTTTAGGGGATCCTTACCAGTTGGCACCAGTTACGCCATTTACTGATTTTTGTTGGAGTTTAGATAAATTTTGGTTATTTAATTTTGTTATGGCGTATAATGTAAAGAAGCTTGAAGTTTGTTATAGGTGTCCGAGTAATATAATGAGTGCTTTTAGTAAAATTTATTTGGATGCAGGTGTTGCATTAAGAGCCAATGAAGAAGGTGGTAAGTTTGAGATTAGAGAGATTTCTCTTATGTATGATTGTGGTGCAGATTTTATTAGACAAGTAGCAGCAGGTGTGGATATTGTTTTGTGTAATTATAAGAATCCAGTTGTGTTAGGTAAGAGCTTAGGGTTAAATATTGGAACAATTGATTCAAGTCAGGGCGCAACGTATAATAAAGTTGCAGTGTTGCTTTTAGGTAGTTCTAAATTTACAAAGGTTTTGAATAGGCTTGTTGTTGCTTTGTCTAGAGCTAAGAAAGAACTTATTGTGTATTGTTGCCCGGAGATTATGGCTTTTGGCCATGAGGTTTTTGGATGGCCTATGCTTGAGAATGAAAAGCCAGTTTATAAGATGATTGATTATGAGGAAGTGGATGTTAAAGCTAGTGGAGTTTGTGATATTGAGTTTTTTCATGTGCATGGTAAAGAGAAGAATTATATGGGTGCAGGAAATGTTGGTTTGATGACATCCACACAATGGTGTGGTTATTTGCGACCAGTGTTGCCAGAAGGAAGTTTTAAGGATAGTGCAGTATATGTGCCAAAGCAGTGGAGGTATATGATGAGGTATTTGCCTAATGAAGAGAAGAGTGAAAAGGCTGTTAATGCTTTGCTTTGGCATATTGTTAATACAACAGATTTAAGTGATAATAGGTTTACATTTATTTTGTGGAATGGAAAGTCAGATATAGAAGCATTGAAGCCGCATTTTATTGAGGAAGGAGTATGTAGTTGTGGAAAAGCGGCAGTTGTGTTTAGTAAGGAAAAAGGCTATTGTTGTCAGCAACATGTTAGTGGGTTTTTAGTTAAGCTTGTGTGCCCTAATATTTTAGATATGAGAGGTGGTAAATTGGAAGTTGAGCATAATATGATTTGTAGAGCAAGTCATGGAATGGCACATGAGGTTATGGCAGATGTTAATATGACAGCATGCATTTTTGTTGCAAGAATGCAATTTAAAAGTTATGTTGYTGAAGATAAGTGTGTGAAGTGTTATTATTCACCTTTTGATGTTAATAATAGGTTATATGGGAATGTTTTGTTGTATAATAATGCAAAGGTGGATGATGTTTTTATTCCAGTGAATGAAGTAAGTGTTGAAAATAAGGTACATTGTGATGAAATTGTTTATAATCCTAAAGTGAAAGGTTGCGGTAATGGAATATACTGTTGTAAGAATTGCCATGAAAGTTATTTAAGAGGTAAGGAGATGATGGATGATATGACTAAATATGGATTTCAAGTTGAGTTGCAGTCGATGTTTGTTATGGATAAGGGAAAACAGAAGTATATAATTGTTGAGGATTATGATAAATGGTGTAAGAAGACTGCAATATATAAGGTTGTTGGAGATGTTGAAGAATTTAAGCAGAAGATTAATAGGGAGCAGAAAATTCCATTACCATTAAAGAAAGATTGTGATAAGGTTGGAATTAAAGCAGTATATGGGTTTAGCCATCCTGAGTTGCCAGAAGTTGATGAGCCAGGCAAAGGAGTATTAGGTGTAGTTGATGGTTGTGAGTTTAAGCTTGCAGTTGCAGATAGCCATAAGAATGATTATATTGTTGGTTTGAATTTTAGTGTTAATCCATATGATAATTATGGTTATAAAGTGTTTAAAAATGGAGAAGTTGTGTTGCAAGCTGGAGGTTTAGATAATAAAAATGTTGTGATAAATGAGGATTATTTTGTTTGGCATCCTACACCATGTTTGCATGAGGGTCCGTTGACAGCTGTTAATGCTGTCTACAATTTTGATAAGACAGTTAGCCCACAGGCAAGTTTTGAAGTGCAGATTTTGAGATTTTTGACGGCTGAAGTTAAGCTTCCTGCAAATTGTAGTTATGGTGGTGATAGAAGTAGTATTTATGATTATTATTTTAAGAATTATAAAGAAGATGGTGCAGATATTTATATTTCTAAAGAGTGTATGGTTGATAAAGTGAAAAAAGGAGGATGTTGTGTTTGGATTTGTGAAGGAGAGTTTAAAATGCCAGTACATAGTTTTGGAGAAGTAAAATATTTTACGCCACGTATTGCAGGGGGTGCGGATGTTGTTTGTGTGTGTTTTATGTATAAAGGTTTAATTAAGAATGATGGTGGAGTACAGTTTGATGTTTATAGAGCAATTAGAAATTATAGAAGTACATTTGTTGCATATGTTAGAAGTAGTAGTATTTCACCAGGAGATTTAGTAAAGCCGTCGAGTGTTTTGAGAGTTGCAGAATGCGCATCTGGCTTTTTGTCGGATTCTTATTGGAAGTCTGGCAGGTTTATTCAGTAAATTATTGTTATGTTAATAATATTCAGGATTTAAAGGTTGGCTATGGGTATATTAGAGTGGTTTCGAAAGGTGAAATTTGTCCAAAGGATTGTAAGTTTGAGTCAGGGCATGATATACCTTCCGGTACGGTTTTACCATATGGTATGGTTTATTATAGTTATAATGAAACCGCGAAGTTTTGTAATAGTACGGTGCCGTTTTTAGTGAAGACACCGAGCGGTAGTGGTGTTTGGGATGGTGCAGAGTTGCAGCAAGATCCGATGTTTATTAATGAAAAGTATACTAGATTGCCTACCATTGGAAGTTGTAGAGAAGGGCAGTTTTATAGATTTGCTGGAGATTATAGAGTTGTGCATAGTGTTTTGCCATGTTACATTGATCAAGGAAAGGTACAAGTGCAACAGAATTTTACAATTTATTTACGAAATTTGAGTAATGTAGTAATTAATTTTACATGTTATGATTTGTGTGATACAATGTGTAGTGAGCAGTTTGTTAGTGATAGTTTGTGGCAAGTTTGCACGGATCTTGTACAAAAATTTGAAGCACTTGGTGTGAAGTTTGTTGATAGGCCTGGTAAATTGGTTGATTTGACTTTTACAATACATAATATAACGTTTACAAATAAGACAGTTGGTAAGCTTAAGGATTTTAAGTTTGATTTTGATAGTTTTTTTAAAGCGAAATATGCAAAAAGTTATCCGCAGAGAAGTCAGGCAGCAAGAGATTTAGATTTGTTTAGCCAGGTTATGTTTAATAGTGATCATGATATGAGAAGTATTGCTGCGTTGCCGTGGTTGGCTGGTTGGAGATATGGAACCCAGATAAATATGTTGTCTACTGCTATGGGGGATGTGATGCAAAATACCCAAGCGTTTATAAATATGGCTAATAAAAATTTTCAAGAGTTAGGTGATAGTATGTATCAGTTGACAACTATTTTTAATAGTGTGTTGGGTTCTAATGGTTTGTTTGGAGAGGTTGCAAAAAATTTTGATATTTTAGAGCAGCGGAGTGTTGCGAATACAATTTTGCTTAAGTTAAATGCGTTGTATACGCAATTGAGTGTTTATTTTAGTGATTTTGCAGGTAATAGTTACGAGCAAATAAAGAAAGAGTGTAGCTTGGGTATTAATAGATGTTCACCATTGCTTGTTAAGGGTTGGTATGAAAATAATCAGCCATTTGATCATATAGTTGTTGTGAATAATCGGCATGTTGATGCTAATGTTGGCCAGTTATTTTATTGTTTGAATGGTAATATGCATATTGCGCCATTAGGATGTTTTTATAGAGGTTATAATTTGTTTAATTTAAATAATTCTGAACCTTGTTTTCAGAAAGATGAGGTTGTTAAGCCTGGATGTGATCCTGTGGAAGCAGTTGAAGTGATGGTTAAGTTGAATAAAGTTAAGCTGGCGCAGTTGGATAAGCAGTATAATTTTGATGAGCTTGTTTATAACAGGCCTCAGTTGTTTGAAAAGATTAAGAGTGAATTTAGGTCAGAAAATTATAAGTATGATGAGACTAGTATGAGTATATTTGAAAAAATATATATAATAGTCGCAGTTGTTATAGGCTTAATAGCATTAGGATTGGTTATTAATTTGTTGAAGCTATGTTTGAAATAGTCACATTGCTTCTTTTGGCCTGCTATAGGCTTATAGGCCAGTTGGTAGTGCCTAATGGATTAATAGTAACAAATGAGTATTATACTATGGCTGCAGATTACGTAAAGAAGTATATGAGTATGGAGCAGTGTTTGAGTGTGTTTGGTTATATGCTTTGTTATACATATTTTTATAGTTGGTTTTATTTGAAGCTTAGAAGAGTTGCTAATATTTTTATTTTGAGGCTTGTGTATTTGCTTGCTCGGTTTTGTCAAGTTATAATTATAATGGTTATTTATATAATGTTGCCGCAGCCTAGTGGTGTTAGCCAACAGGTGGGATTTGCAGCTTTTGTAATAATTATGATATTTTATTTTATGATGTTGTTGTTTAAGGTTATTTATGGTGTTGTAATTTTTATGCGGACTAGAAGTATTGCAGCTGCATTGTTTGGTTCCCCTGTTTTAATTGTTGATTATGTGCCTATACCAGTGAAGCATAATCCAGGTGTTATTGCGTTTAATAGGGTAAGTGAAGGTAGTGTTACCAAGTTTTGGTTTGGAGAGTATAGCTTTGATGGGAAACCTGGAATGGTGAAGTATTACGATAGAAAGCATACAGTTTGGTATAGTTATAGTTCGAGCTTTAAGCTTGGTGCAGATGATATTTATGTGTACCAACAAAAGAGTAGGCAAGATGTCTAATGGGCGCGGTAATTTCCGCCGTTCACAAAGTGTGCCAAAGCAGTTTAAGCCAAATATGCAACGGCAGAGGTCTAGATCAAGAGAACGACGGGTTAGATTTGATAGAAATACCAGATTTAATGATAATGGGAGGCAGTATAGAAAAGAGCAGCGCTTTGGACGAAATAGTCGTTATCAGAGAAGGCAACAGCAGCAATACCAGCAAAGTAGACGTAATGGTCCGTCAACTGGAGTAGGTCGAAAGTTGGTTTTGCGAACTATGGTTCAGCAAAATAGGTACCATTACTATACTGAGCTGGCAGCTGGTGATGTTAGGAATGAGGCTGATAGGAGGGCTTTGTTTGTTTTGGCCCAAGAGATTAAGAATGCTGTCATACAAGGAGCAGGGACATTGTCAGCTAGTGAAGATACTGTTGATTATCATGTGCAGTTTCAGCCTCGAAGTGTTATCCTATCAGGGACCTTTAGTACCGGTGGCCAGTCAGAGGCTTGAAGGATGTGATGATAGGCCTTATGTAATATATTGTGCAGGACAGTTTTATATGAAGTGTGATGAATTTGTAAATGGTATTGATGCAAAAAATAAAACCTTGGTGTGTTTGGAGAATATTCCGTTTTTAGTTGGCCAAGGTAAGTTGTTGAATTTGATTGATAATGTTGAGAGTGAGTTGCGGGAGAAGCAAGTTACGTTAGAGCATTATGTTGAAATTGATAGCAATGGAGCTAGTTATGATGGTTACAGTTTTCATTATGCTTTAGTTAATATGCCATGGAGGGGTGATGATAGTGATTATCCAGCCTATTGGTGTGAATTGGTTAATGATACGTATAAAGTTGGTGTTTTTGATGCTTATATTCAGCATGGCTGTGTGATGAATGTAACTGATAGAGGTGGTGTTGATGCATATAGGTTTGCTGTTTTTATACCGCATCATTATGTATTTGCAATAATGGATACATATAGGGGTCAAATTAAGTGGGTTAAACAGAAACCTAGTTTGAGAGTTGGTGATGTTTGTATTAATAGTAATTGCACATCAGCAGATCATCAGACAGCTAGCGGTAGTTATTTACATTGGACTTTTGATCAGTTGAAGTCTAGATATGTTACGATTTTTAATAAAACTATTTTACCGGAAGGCTCGTATTTAGAAGTTCCCGAGGGAATTTTTAGTCCAATGGGTTTTAGTGAGAGGTTTGTGCAGCATAATGGTACTTATTATTTTAAATATAATGGTAGATTTATTGTTAAAGGGAATTGTATGTTGCCTGATTGGTTTAAATATTATACAGAGTATAATGAGATAGTTGTGGGTAAGCTTAAAAGTAATTATAGCATTGCACAAGTATATTTTAATAAAACAGATTGTAAGTTTTATAATGTTAATTTTAAAGATGTAGTTGAGTATGATGGTAGGTTATTTTTTAATAGAAATGGTAGCCTTTATCAACGAGTTGGAAATTTAGAGTTTCCGTTTGGTCGCTTTAATGATAGTGTAGCCTCTAGTGGTGAGTATTTAGTTATTCCCAGGAAGAGTGAAGATTATGTAGAAGTAATATTGTTTGGTAAGCCAAAAGAAAAAGAGTCAAAATGGCTAATAGGCGTAGTTTTAGCTTGTTTTGTATGTGTATTGCTTTTATCATGGTTTTGTCAGAGAAGGACGCATTATGCATAAGCATTGCTTGTACACCTAAATTTGTAAATGGTGTCCTTTATGAGTGCTGTGAGGAGTATGATATGTGTAAGAACCCTGTGACGGCAGGTATTTCCGTCAGTAGTCCTAACCCACTTGAACATGACAGTGTTACTAGTGTTACACCTAGTTTGGGAATGGTATCGCCTGGTGCGAAGAAGTAGTGAAAGCAAGTATATTGATGGTCAGGAAGATTCTTAGCATTTGGGTGAAGTAAATAGAGCGGAGCTCCCCGATGTTAGGATGAGCCAGATATATATTTGTGAGTAGTTGCTTTGGAGCGCCAGATACGGTGCTGGCCGTTCACCACGTAAAATTCCTAAGGTGCGTATAGATAATGGATGGATTGGTAGCACTTAGTTAAGTAATTAACCGTGATTGGTATGTTGTTAATGCTTTTCTCCCTCCTGTGCGGAAGTCTTAGGTGGTAACCCC